ATGCCATCACCACCGCACAAGGGGCACATTCAAGTCCGTTGTTGCTAGGCATCAGCACGCAAGCGGCTGATGATGCCGACTTGTTTAGCATTTGGCTCGATGATGCGCTCGCCTCCAAAGACCCAAAGATTGTTTGCCACTTGTATGCCACACCGAAAGAGGCTGGCTTGCTAGATGAGGCTGGCTGGAAAACGGCTAATCCAGCGCTAGGCTCGTTTCGTTCTTACGATGATTTGGCTGAACAGGCTAAACAAGCCGTGCGTATGCCAAGTTCAGAGAATACATTTAGGAATCTTTGCCTAAACCAAAGAGTTTCTACTGTTAGTCCATTTGTTTCTAAAGATGTTTGGCTATCTTGCGGTGGCAAAGTTATTGAATTTGGCGAATCACAAGTGTATGTTGGTCTTGATTTGTCGGCACGAACTGACTTAACCGCCATGATAATTGTTGGCAAAGTGCTAGATGTGTGGCAAGTACAAGCACATTTTTGGACACCAGAGGAAGGTTTGGTTGACAGATCAAAGCGGGATAGGCAACCTTATGACCTTTGGGTTCGACAGGGTTATATGCACACAACACCTGGGCGAACCGTTGATTATGAGTATGTGGCGCAGGATATTGCAACAATTTTAGACAACCTAAATGTAAAATCCATCGGATACGACAGATGGCGTATTGAAGTATTACGCAAAGAATTTGACAGAATTGGGGTAGAATTACCTTTAATTGAGTTTGGTCAAGGGTTTAAAGATATGTCACCAGCTATTGATTCGGTTGAATCTGAGTTGTTAAACGCTCGCGTGGCGCATGGAAACCACCCTGTTTTAACTATGTGCGCGGCAAATAGCGTGATTATGAAAGACCCCGCAGGTAATCGCAAACTAAACAAAATGAAATCTACGGGGCGCATTGACGGTATGGTAGCAATGACGATGGCGTTTGGTGTTGCATCGAAAACAAATGATGATTTTGATGAGGCGTCTTTTGCTGATTACCTGTCAAATCCAATAGGAATGTAATATGTCAACATTTTGGTCAGATATGTGGGCGCGGTTAGGTGGCACAACCACTGAGCGAAATGCTGGCATACAATATCCACAACCCGCATACGCTGAGAACGCAGCAGTACCTGTCACCGAAGACACAGCAATGCAGATGAGTGCTGTTTGGGCTTGCGTGCGATTGCTTTCTGAAACTGTAGCCAGTTTGCCGTTCCATGTTTACAAAAGAAATGAACGAGTTATTGCAAATGATTTTTATTTTCAGGCATTGATGGCACGAAAGCCAAACCGATACCAAACAAGGCAAGAGTTTTTAGAAACAATGATGCTGAATTTGACGCTTCATGGCAACGCATACGCTAAAATTCAGCGCATAAATGGCAAAATTACTTCACTTTTACCTATGATGTCTGCACAAGTTGAAGTTAGTTTACTAACAGATGGTGCAGTTGTTTACCAGTATTCAAGTGATAATACGGTTGAAATACTTGCAGAACAGTCAGTATGGCACATTAAATTAAACGGTAACGGCATTATTGGCAAGTCGCCCATTGCTTTTGGTCGCAACATGATTGGCATTGCACAAGCAGCAGAAAAAACTGTTACCAAAATTTACAACAATGGTGGCAAACGCTCTGGCGTACTCTCGCTTGATAAACTTTTAAAACCTGAACAGCGCGACGAAGTGCGTAAAAACTTTGGAACTATGACAACTGGCACAGACGACAGACTGTTAGTGTTAGAAATGGGTATGGAGTTTGAGGCCATCTCGATGTCGCCACAAGATATTGAATTGCTTGCTTCACGCAAATATCAGATTGATGAAATTGCGCGATGGTTTGGTGTGCCAAGCATTATGATTAACCACAATGAAGGCACAACCACACTTGGCAGTAGTGCTGCGGAAATTATAAGCACATTCTACAAATTAAACTTACGCCCATACCTTGAGCGAATAGAAGCAAGCATTGAGTGCAATTTATTTACTAAAGATGAGCAAGATCAGTACATACCTGAATTTGATTTTGAAGGTTTACTGCGCTCAGACTTTAAATCACGTTTGGAAGGTTATCGCACAGCAATTGCGGGTAGCGTATTAACACCAAACGAGGCAAGAAAATTAGAAGGTTTAGATGGGTTGAACGGTGGCGACAACCTGCTATCACAAGTAAATATGTCGCCATTGCAAAATTTAGGAGTACGGTAAAATGAAACACAAACTACTTAACCTCAATCAATCTACCTTAAAGTTTTACGAAGGAAAACAAGGCGTATTTTCTGGCTACGCCTCCGTATTTGGCGGCATTGATAGTTACGGTGATACGATTATGCAAGGTGCATACGAAAAAACTATAGCTGAGCGTGACCGACCAGTACAAATGCGTTGGAATCATTACGGTGAAATCATCGGCAAATGGACACGCATGGAAGAAGACGATAAAGGCTTGTATGTTGAAGGCGAATTAACGCCAGGACACAGCAAAGCCCAAGATGTGTACGCTTCACTTATGCACGGTGCAATTAGTGGCATGAGTATCGGATACCGACCCACTAAGTTTGAAGAAAACACATCGGGTGGCTACAATTTATCTGAGATTGAATTGATAGAAGTGTCAATTGTTGAATCTCCTGCTGATAATGGCGCTCATATTGAAAGAATTAAAACTGCGGTACAATCCGCAGGAAGTTTGAAAGATTATGAGGATATCCTGAGAGAGTCTGGATTTTCTAAAGCAGGTGCTACTTTATTTATCAGTAGCTTAAAACGGCAAGCACAGGGTGAACCTGTAGACGAGCCAACAGTAAAAAACGAAGTTTCAGCAATGGAACTTAAATTTGCTTTCCAGACTCTCTTATTAAGGAATAATCATGTCTGATTTAATCAAAGCGTTAGACGATGGTCTAGCTTCAGTACAAATTAAACTTTCAGCACAGTTAGATTCTGCTGTTGAAAAGTACGAAGGTCAATTAGCTTTAAACGGCAAGGCGCAAGAGGAAATTCGTGCTGAAGTCAAAAAACTCTCTACAGATTTTCAAGCAAGCGTTACCGAAATTGCACAAAAAATGGAAAATGGTCGCGCACCACAAACCATTCTTTCTGCTGGTGAAGAGTTTGTAAAGTCTGCTGAGTTTGCCGCCTTAGTTAATGGCCAATCACAGCGTGCGCGTTTTCAAGTTAAGAACACAGTTGTGTCAAATGGTACAACCGCGTTTCCTACACAACGCCCAGGCGTTATCCGTGGCGACTTTGCACCGTTGACAATCCGTGAATTGTTTAACGCAATACCTGTTACGAGCAACATGGTTAACAGCTTGCGTGAAGAATCATGGACAAACAGTGCGGCTGAAGTTTCACAAGGTTCGGCTAAAAACGAATCAGACGTTACGTTTGAACAGTACAACGTGCCAATCACCACCGTTGCACATTGGATTAAAGTCAGCAATCAATTGTTGGCTGATGCGCCTGCTGTTGTTGCGTATATTGATTCACGCGCACGTGATGGTTTGGCTCAACGTATTGATGCTCAGTTGTTAAATGGTAATGGCACGTCGCCAAACTTGTCAGGCTTAACAGATTCGGGCAACTTTGTTGCTTACACACCCGTTAGCGATGACTTGCTTGTTGACGCAATTAACCGCGCTAAGTACGCATTAATGGCAGCAGGCAATACGCCAGACGTAATCATTGTTAACCCTGCTGATTGGGGCGCTATGGAACGTACACGCGAAGGCACTGGCTCAGGTCAATACTTGTACGGTATGCCTGGCTCAATGGCAAGCAACCCTTTTGGCTTGCAAATCGTTTTGTCAAACAATATGGCTCAAGGTAAATTCTTGGTTGGCGCAATCCGTAACTCAACCGCGCTGTATGTTCGTCAAGGCGCAACGGTTGAAATGGGCTACGTTAACGAAGACTTTACAAACAACCTTGTAACTATAAGAGTTGAAGAGCGTTTAGGTTTAGGTGTTGATCGCCCATCTGCTATTCTTTACGGTGATTTTACTGCTTAGGAAGCCTCCTAATCTGTAGAATATGGGGTGATAGGTCGCAAACTGTCACCCCATTTTATTTAGGAAAAAAAAATGAAAGTATCCGTTACAGCAAAAATTATCTATGATGACAAACTTGGCAAGCTAGTAAAAGGTCAAGAAATTGAGATGCCAACCCACAAAGCTGAGTTTTACTTGCAACGCGGTGATGTTGAGTTTTATCAAACAAAGGTAATCCGTGACCGCCCTTTGCCAATCGCTGGCGAACAGTCGTTTGTTGCGCCAGTGGCCCAAGCCTTACCCGTGACGACATCGAGCAAGTCAGGTTATGGCGTGAAAAAGAAAGCCAAGACAAAGGCGTCATCGTAACCAATACAACTTATCAGCTTGCACATTGGGCTGATGGGCTTTTTGCTATGGACAGAGATTGGTGGAAAACTTATTTGGCTGATGTTGACGCAAATTTTAAGGGTGAGCGATTCAGTAACAACAGCCATTCGGGTAATTATCGGACTACTAAGATAGACCAATCTTGTTTTGGCAATAGTGGTGCGGGTGCAATTGTGGTGGCGGCAATGGGTGGCGCAAGTAAGATTATTTTGCTTGGCTATGATTGTCAACACACAGGAGGAAAAGCACATTGGCACGGCGACCACCCGAAGCATTTAGGCAACGCACGCAAGATAAACCATTGGGGCGAGAAGTTCGCAGAGTTAGGCAAGCGTTATTCTCACATACAAATCGTGAACGCAAGCAGAGAAACGGCTTTAACGTGCTTTACAAGACAAACACTTGATGAGGCTTTATGAAGTTACCCATTAACTCGGTGCGTGGCAGAATCAGAAACTACATTGAGCAACACGCTGACCTTTTAGGCAATGACGTCTTAGAGATTGGCTCACGATTAACCAATAAAGATGCTTGGTGGATTGTTAACCGTGACTTAGCCAAAGGCAGTTGGACTGGTTGCGATTTTCAAGAAGGTCATGGCGTTGATGTGGTTGCGGACATTCATAACCCACCTGAATCATGGCAAGGTAGGTTTACGGGCATATTGTGTTCAGAAGTTTT